ATGGATGAGGACCCTACTGGGGGAAGATGCAAAGTTAGCGCCTGCACACTATATGAAAATGATACATGGAAAACTATTTTTAAACCTTGTACTTACAATATATATAAATGTTTATACAATAGTCTTCCAGAAGAAACATTTGCAGAAAAAATGTTGAAACTAAGAAAAGTAAACAATTTAGAAAGATTAGAACTTGCAAAGATTTTAGATCTTCATCTAGATACTGTCCTAAAATGGGAAGTTGATGAAATAGAGCCAAAACCTAAAAATGTTAAAAATATATGTGATAAATTCAATCTTTCTTTATCTTACTTTGGAGATTATTACTTTACTTATTATAATAGTCCTGGTGAAAAAATAAGACAATGGAAAGATAAAAACAATTATACTTATACTCAATGCAGTAATATATTAAACATATCTTACTCTTGCTTTGGAAGATTACTTAGTGGGAAAAATAATCTTTCATATTATATGTATATAAAACTAAAAGAAGTAGGAGCCTTATAATTAAATTAGGCTCCTACTTCTTTAATATTTTTAAATCTATTTTCAATCCTTAAATGTCTAGGTGAAATTCTCTTTGGACTTAGTCTATTTATATAATCTCACACTGTAATTATAGAGATTAACTCTAACTTATCTAATTATGTAGCTATTTTACCATTTCTATATATTCATTAATAATTATTCTCTATTTATCAGCGAACATTTCACGTATGCCTTGTAAATATACTCGTAATAGTTTTATTTAAATATATAAATATATATCATTACATAAACAAAGCAATCTCAATGCTTTAGTAACTTATGAAATTTCATCCTAATATTTATAATTCCTATTTATATACTTAAATGTTTTTAAAAAAAAATATATAGTAATAATTATGGTAAAATGATTATTGTAGAACATTTATTATAGTTATTGTAAAGGAGTAAAAATTTATGAATGAAGAAAAAATTTTATTTAAATGTGCATTATCAAATATAACTACTAAAGAATTAAATAAAGTTGTATCACGTATAAGAAAAAAATTCTTTAATTTTTTGAAAAAAGCATGGGTTTCAATTATAATTTTAATGGTTATATTTTATATTTGGGATTTAGTTTATAATTGGGATTTTTTTTTGATTGAAGCTATTGGCATTATTCTTTCAGATAAGCTATTCATTTTACCAGTTATTTTATTAACACTTTTGATATGGTATCAGCAACATATAATTATTTGGCTTAAACTTAGAATATTTCATATGCAAATAAAAAACATTAAAAATCCTGATCCATATATTTACTTTTATCAATCATTTTATGAAACTTCATTTTTTAATCCAAAAACAAAATGTTATGATAAAGTAAGAATGAATTACTCTGATATATCAGATTTTTATGCTTATGAAAATATGTATATTATCCATATACCTAAGCCTAAATCTTTAGGAAACCTCATATTTATACAAAAGGATTCTTTTATTATAGGAACAGAGCAAGAATTTATAAAATTCATTAATTCTAAAATAGCTAGCAATCACATAGAGAGTAAATAACTTTTTCATCTAAATAGATTTTTATTAATAATTAAAAAACATAATTAAAAGAACTGTAAAACATTATAGATTTACAGTTCTTTTGTTATTAATAATTTAGGATACTATTAAGCTTTCACTATTTCTAATTTAAATACAACTACTGTATATTTAAATTGAACCACCATACATGGATAGTCTTCCTCGTGATAAAACTAATGAAATTCCGTAGGCTATTGCGACAAGTATTGCCAAAGTCCCAGCACATTGAATTCTAGCAATTTTATTGCTAGTGTAGCTTGTTACAACTGGTATAGTTACCCTTGCAAGAGCATATTCATATGGTCGCATATTAGTCATAGATATTCTTAATGATTGATAAACTTTAACTCCTCCCCCAATATCAGCAAGAGCTTCCATCTCAATTGTCATACTAGTAGGTGTAGTTGTAACTGATACCTTGACATTTTTATCAATATTAGCAGTTGCAGTAACTGAATTGAATGTTGCAGATAAATTACCTACTGATAACTTACCATCCAATGATACTCCTGCATTTAATAATTTACTTCTTACTGTAGTTGCTAACGCATTAGGAACACTTATATCTACAGTTGAACCGCCAAGATGACTTTTAAAACTAACTTTTGCTTGTAATGTTGTCGGTGGCGTAGTACTAAGAAGTGCAATACTTTGCCACGCATCAAATCCACCGAAAGAAATTCCCAAACCATTAAACAATCCATAATTTCCAGCACGTGCTAAAATTTCTGCATTAGTAAGAGCATTAGAAATTATTTCTACTTGAATACCTTCTATTGGTTGTCCATATATTCCAGCATAATCTGAAGTTCCAGTTACCCATGGAAGCCATCTCCCACCGACGTAAGCTCTATACCTAACATTATATCCTGATAAACTAACAAGTTGCATTTGTAGTCCATCTACATTCTTACCTAAAACGCCTGCGTAGTCAGTTCTATTAGTTACCCATGGTAACCATGATCCTCCTTGAGTATGTGTTCTGTATTGAATAGTCCCCCTACTTAAGCTGGCATATACACCTTGAATTGGTTGTCCATATATTCCAGCATAATCATTTAAGTTAGTTACATTAGGTAACCATCTTCCTCCTGTATATACTTGATATGTCACATTAATATCAGCCATAATTAAATACCCTCTTTCTTCTTTATTTTTGAACTTAATCGATTAAGTAATTACACTTATAAAAGAGTATAATTAATTTAATTTGTAAACCTAATTTAAAAATTTTTATTTATTTTTCATTACATATTGCTTTATATCTTCTACATCTTTCTTTACTTCATCTACTATCTCTAGCTTATCAGTAAGTTGTGATATTATATTTTGATAATTATTTTCTCTTTCTTCTTGTTTTTGATCTCTTTTTTCTTGGGCTTTTAATATATAAAATAATAAAAATATACTAAGTACCGCCCAAATTCCTTGTGATACTGCTTGTGTTAAAATCTCCTTTTCCATTGCTAACATAAATCTCCTTTAATTTAAATATTCTTTTATATTATTAATAGCTCGTCTATGTGTTTTGCTTATAGCTTGTCTACTTATATTTAAAGCCTTTGCTATTTCAATATCTGTAAAATTTTCATAATACTTTTTTACCAATATATATTTTTGCTTCTGACTTATAACTTTATTAATTACAAGTTCATCTAATAAAATTTTGTATTCAACATCTACATACTCATTTAATGTAATAGATATATTATCATTAATCTCGCATTCATTAGGTAAAATTGATTTGTTTAATTTATAACATTCTCTTCTTAGTGATGTTGATATATATTTGACTAATGCTCCTTCTGATAAGTTAATAATCTTATATAATTTAATTGAATAAATTAAATTTATAAAAAATATAGTTAGGTCAGTTTTGGCACAATCATATCCTAATTTGTAGGCTAGGCTATTTATTATTGGTTCAAACTTAATCAATAGAGTCTCCATACTATCCTTATCAAAATTTTTAGCTTCTTCTATTAATAGTAAAATAGAATTCATAAATATTTCCCCCTTAAAATTTTAGTAAATATAAGTAAAGAGACTTAATTCCCCAAAATAAGCAACTATCGTAACCCTTTTTTTTTAATATATGGTTAATTTGTCATATTTACTATTTCTAGTAGGAAATATGTATTTCATTTTTAATGTTTAAAATTGTAATACAAATGATTTAAAAGTCATTACTATAAAAAATAGCAGTATTATACTAAAAATTAGTGTGCAAAATTATGCAAAAAAATAAGGAGAGCAAGTTTTATCTCACTCTCTTTTTAATCTACTTCTTAATTACCTGTACTTGTATTCCTTCTATTGCCTTTCCATATAATCCAGCATAGTCTTGTAAGTCTAATACCCAAGGTAACCATCTACCACCTACGTAAGTTCTATACTTAACACTGTAGCCTGATAAGCCTATTGGCTCCATTTGTAATCCATCTATATTAGTTCCTAAAATACCAGCATAGTCTTGTCTATCTGTTACCCATGGAAGCCATCTGTTATTTATGTGAACTCTGTATCTTATTTTCCCTTTGCTTAAATTAGCATATACTCCTTGTACATCTTTACCATATAGTCCAGCATAATCTTGTAAGTTTACTACATCAGGTAGCCATCTTCCATTAGAGTATACTTGGTAAGTAACATCTATTGTATCCTTACTAGGTTTAGAAGTCTCTGGAGCTGGGACTTGTTTAGGTTTATTTATGGTGTTAGTATCTCCTTTATATGTTATACCTAAATATCTCAATATACCTTTAGCAACAGCTACACCATAGGCTCTTTGTTTTTCTACAGTATCCTTAAATTCCTTATCCGCAGAATCAAGGAAAACTCCTTCAAGTATTATTGCTGTCATTTTGGTATCTCTAATAAATGCAAAATAATCTTTACCCCCATATCCAACTTTTGTTTTGCATCCCCTAGAGTTTTGACCTAACTTAACAACTTCTTCTTCTATGAACTTACATAACTTTAGTCCCTCAGCATCACCTATACTATAATAAGCTTCAAACCCATCTCCTCCACCTGCATTATTATGAAAGTCAACTGCAATAACTGCTCCGGATGCATTTGCTTCTCTAACTTCTTCATCAATTGGATCAGCTTCATCTTTATATCTAGACATTGGATTTTTAACCCCATGAGCAACTAAAACCTCATTACAAGCTATTGCTTCAACTAAATTCATATCGTCTTCTCTTAACCCATTTGCTACAGCTCCATTATCATTACCACCATGTCCAACTCCACTAAAAACTATTTTACTCATAACATATTCCTCCTTAAAATTTTTAAAAATAAAAGAGTAGGATCACTCCCACTCTGTAAACTAATTATTTAATTCTTTCTTTTCTCCATCCTTAAGCTGTGCTAATGCATCCTTTATTTTTTCTGGTATAGGCAATCCAAGTCCAGCACAATTCTCTAATAGGCTAATACCCTCATTTGCAATATAGAAGTAACATACTAATGTCCTAAATACCCATGTACCTGTATTAAGTAATCTATCTAGCATTACAGCAACTATGAGAACTACAAATATAAGTCCCTTTCTAGCTATACCCATTAACCCAACATCACTAGATACTTCTTTATTAATCCATGCTCTTAACAAGCCTGTAGCATAGTCTAATGCCATAAAGAGTATTAATACCACTATTGCAGTATCCCATGTTCCTAATAGCCATGTTACCCCTGTACCTAATGCCATTACTATTACTTTAATGTAGTTTAATATTTTATCCATATTACACCTTCCTTTAATGTTTTTTAAAATTAAAAAGAGACTAGATTTCTCTAATCTCTTTTAGCATGTTAGTTTTTAACAAAATAAAAAAGCCTTAAGGCTCTACTACAAATTCTATTCCAGTAATTACTGTGTATTCTTCCGGAGTTATCTCTCCATATTGATTAGTATCTGTTTTTACTGCCCCTCTCAAAGCTTCCGCAGTTACCCATTTCATATTAAAGGCTAATGTCCAAAATTTCATAGTTAATTACCACCCTTCATATTTATTAAATCTAGTTTCACACTTGCAAGCTCTTGTCCAAGTTGAGCTATAGCTGCATCCTTCTGTATATTCTTTAGTTTTTCCAGTGTTAATTCTTCGCCTAAGGCTACTAATTGTTCACTAAAAGTTGGAGGTTGTGGTGTGGTATCTATAGGTTGTACTACTTTCTCAAATAGTTCCTTATCCTCTATAGTGTACAGTCTTTTTTCTACTTCTCCTATGAATTTAGATTCTCCCAAGCTCAATAGATGGCTCCATAATTCTTCAGATATTTCAAGTCCACCAGAATTTATTATTGTTTTACAGTAGTCTTCACCATGGATATCTTTACAATAGAAACCTTTTATTTTCTCATCTTTTAATATAGTGTAATAATTCATTTAAACACGCTCCTTTTAATGCCCTATAGATATCCAGCCAACTAGTATATCATTGTCAACAGTGCTTAGCCCAGCACTATTTATAGCTCCAGTTATGATATCTGCACCGGTTTTATTAGCCATGGTACTTCTAGCGTTTACAATAACACTTCCTATACCTGCTGTACCCCCAACCCTAGAATTATATTTAGCAACAGCTATTATAGAATATGGTTTATTAGGAAAAGCTATTGGGAAAGTTATAGGGGTTGTGTATTCTGTTCCTACTTTTGCCTTGCAAGTAATTTCACCCCATTGCATGATGTTCCCATTTGGTAATCTAGTATAACCATTACTAAGCGAAGGACTATAGGATCCTATGAATAAATCTTTAAATGCGAAGGCTGCCGTTCCTAAACTCATGCTACCCAAAGAAGTTGAGCTAGGTCTTAAAGCATTTGCCACTTCATCTATTACTACACCTTTATCCCCAGCATTTAAACCAAGGTATCCTTTAGAAGTGTTTATGGTATCCACTGTAGAAGAAAGTGATTTTAATTCTAAAGTTCCCCCTAGCTTGAGAATGTTACCATATATAATATTCCATGGATAGTTAGCTAGTCCCAGGTGATACTGTGCATCAACAGGTCTAAAAGTTCCCGATTCTAAGGCTGCCCCAGGTCGACCAGCGGATGCTAGTAGCAACCCAGCTTTAGGTGTTATTACAGCATCTATAGCAGCACTGCCATTTTTAATTTCAACAGTTCCTATAGTTCCACCATTTTGTCTAAAATTTAAATAATCCGCAAGTGTGGGAGTCATATTATCAATTTGATTTTGTAAATTCCCAGCAGCATCAGTGCTTAATTGCCCTTTTACATGTTCGAACCATAAGTCAAAGGTACTTTGAAATTGTGCAAATAAATTTGTAGTATCTATTTGTTGTACTACACCAGCAACTAAGCCACAATAATTATTGTTTTGTCTTAGGTCTGTTATATCAGCTTGAACTATTTTAGTTACACCCTTATTTACTTTTATATCTGCAATACCTAATTCATACGTATCTGCATTTCTTACTAGGCTTGGTGCTACTGGACTACTAGCAAAAATTCCTTTCTTTACATAGGCTTTTATTTCTCTATTTATAAAATCTAATCTTAAAACTACTCTATCTATTCTATTTAAAACCCCATCTGCCACGGCTACATTAAGTGTCAAATCGTCTGTAAGGTCATAGAAGTATCCATTAAGCCACCCTTTACCGGCTTTTAATATTATATCCATAGTTGTCCCATCTGCAACTACCTGTAAATTTGTACTTGGAGTAGGAAACACTCCATTTCCTATAAAACTGCCAAAATATCTGGCATAATCCTCTGCCATATAAACTCTATCATATACTTCCCCATTTAGAACTGCATTAAAAAAAGAACTTCTCTCCACTCTATCACCTCATCTTTGATTTTATTTTATCTATAATTGTTGGTATACTATTACCGAATGTAGGATTTATTTCCAAACCATTTTCCTCATAAACCTCTTCTATTTCTGTTATTCTTGTATCTAATTGTAGTCCCCATTTAGTATCAACTATAGTTACTATATCTCCTAAATCATAATCTACCTTATATATATTATTACCTCTTGTATTTACCTTGCTATCAAATGTTTTTACTTCATTATTTTCAGCAAGTTTTTCATTACCTCTTGCAATTAAAGTGTTTTTATATTCTTCGTCTGTTAAAATTACTCCATCCACATCTTTCTGTAGATCCTTTGCATCTACAAATAATTCATGTCTCCCTAAGCCCACATTAGTATCATTTATAGAAATTAAAGTTCTAGCTGTTCCTTCACCTTCTCCCCCAACTAATGCAGTATTTTTAAGATTATTTATGCTATCCGTATAAGCTTGACTGAATATATTTTCAAATTCTCTACTAAAAATGCAAGGTGCAATAAGAGTTTGGTTTACACTCCTATCTACACCTTTATATGCCTCAAATATAATTTTTCTATTACTTATATCAACTTTATTTCTAAATGCAATATTACTTAGATTGCTAAGTTTCTCTAACTCACTATTTATATTTCCATAACTATTCTGATATTCTATAGATTCTGTATAGTTATTTATTTCTCCTAAACTTAATAAAGGTATTTTTCTATCAATGTTACTAGGACTTATACAACTATCATTAACTAGTTTTCTCATTAGTTCTTCTATTTTACCTTTAAAAAATAATTGCCCCCAGTTAATTCTACGAGAAAAATAGTAAGTTAGAAACTTTCCTCTAACCTTAAGTTTTTCGATTCCATTATTTTCATCAATTTCTATTGTTTCAATGAACCCTGCTTCTATGCTTTCATCCCTATATATAATATTATCCTTAATTAACAGTTCTCTATTTTCTTTTGTAGCTGCTAATGTTAACTCAAATTCTCCTGATTTATAATATTTTCTTGTCCATATTAAAGATGTGAAACTATCAATTATGCCTTTAAGTTCTAAATTCTTATTAAGTATATACAGTTGCATATTACACCCCCAAATACTGTGGAGTAAAAAAAATATTAACTTCTAAATTGTTTAAATTTTCTTCTGCATCATATCTAAATAAGTTATCTCCTGGATCTAATTGAAGAAAATAAAATGGTAAAGCAAGATAGTTCATTATATTTGTTTTTACTCCATTTAATTCGCTTTCTATCTTTTTATGTCCATAGCTAGTATTTACATTTATTATTTCACCTGCAGCCATAGTCTTATTAATTTTTATATATTCTCTTGTATTAACGTTAAATAAAGAAGGGTTTTTAACTGATCCTTTCGCTCTAAATTCAATTTTTAAACCGCATTTAACATCACCATTATTATAAACATTAACTATTAAACTAGGTTCTCTCAATCCCATTATAATGCCTGTTTTACTTAGTTCCTTATGACTAGAATTAAGGTCTACTAGAAGTGTTGGTCCTCTTAAGTAATTAGTTGTATTCGCCCTTGCAACTTCCTCCGTAGTTAGTATTTTATCGTAAACCCTGTAGTTTTTAACTAAATCCATTATTAGAGGATTACTTATATCTAATCTACTAACATTACTAGCTAAACTACCACCTAGGCTTATAGGGTAATAAGCACTTAGATATGGAGGTATTAAAGTATTAAATTGCAATGTACCACTAGAGAATGATTTTAGTTTTAGGGCTTGTGCTAAGTTTTCTATAGTCGGTGTTGCTAGTTGATAATAAACTGTAATAGGATTAGCTTGTAGCCATGCTTTAAATCCAGCTACATCAGGAGTTACAAGTTTGGATTTAGCTATGCTAATATAAAATGCAGAAGCAGTAGAAGATGTTCTTATACCCTCAGTGTCATAAATTAAAATATTTAAACCTGTAGTAAATTTATCACATATTAAATTATATAGATTTGTATACAATACACTAGGTGTTATACCTATAGCAAATTTAATCGTATTTTCCATACTAGATGACAATACAGGAGTTATACTACCATCTAAAACAACTTTTCCTACATTTCTATTAACTTCATTTTCTTTAGCAATATCTCTTACACCATTAGGTAGCCCTTTTAATGGGTTGGTTAGACTTATAGGTTGTCTGTGTTCTTTGTATTGTTCATAATATGTTGGGGTTGTACCTTCTTCTATTTGAGGGTACAATATAGTTCCACTTGACACAAAACCGCTTAAAACCTCTATTCCAATGTTAATAACCGATGCATTCGAAGGAATTACTTTTGTATTAGTACCAATAGAACTTAACCAGTTATATGATACTGTTCCGTCTGAATAAGTTAAGTGAACGTAAAATCTCAATCCAGTAACATTTGTTTTTGGTATAACTATTGTTTTACCGATAATTTTTTTCACATCGATAGCTCCCATACTTTGTACTGAGCTAGTTGAAGTGCTTCCAGTTACAGTAATACTTTTATCTGAATTAATTGTAAAAGTTATTCCGTTTAAACTTGTTGTGGTAAGTGTATTATCAAATAAATTCTTACCACAACTTACGACCTCTAAATTCTCACTTTCTGCAACACTTCTTATGCCTTCAAACCATTGTATATTTGCATCACACCATTCTTTAGTAGGTTCATTACCTACCCCAAACATAGCAGTTAAGTCTATAGCTATAACTTCTTTAAGTTCCATTACTTTTCCAACTGCTGTTGTTGCATCTACATAAGAGTGCCCAAAATATTGTACACTAGTAGGTTCTGATGCTACTGTGAACACATTACTCATTGTATACCATGTGTTTTGTACAGGATATTCAATAGTAGTGTCAGTAGGAGATGCTCCAAAGGTTCTGTGTATTAAACGTCTGCAAGAGTCTGTAATTACTCTAGCAGATGCTTTTATATAGTATTTATGATTTAAACTATATAATTTAACACCATCGTAATTAGCTCTTGGGGTGTTGTCAGCACCACTACCAGTTATGCTAAGAGTGTTATTACTGACTGAAGCAGTGCTACTAGCTATACTCCAATTAGTCATACCATTACTAAAATTTCCGTTTTTAATTATATTTTGTAATGTCCTACCACCTAACTCAACATCCATAATCCCATCTACTGTAGTATTAAGACTAACAATATTACTATTAGCACTAGTTGTTCTATAATCTGTGTCTTTATCGAATGTGATAACTTGGTTATTTACTTGTATAGTACCTTCTTGTAAGTCTAGTGTAGGTAAGGTTACATAACTATCACTATCGAACTTCAAACCTTCTGTAGTCCATCCACTAGTAGCATCAAAATTAAATCCACTTAGTAACCCATTATTAAGATTTCCACTTAAATCCTTCCATGTGCTATCAACGCCACTATGAGGGATTATAGTTGATGGCATTATTAAAGGGAAATGGAACATTCCTCGCCACATGGCTATATTAGATTTGTTTTCCTTTATATCTTTGAAATATGGATTATGTGCAATAAGAATTACTTCTCCTTCGCAATAACTTTTATTGCCTTTCAATGATAGAAATGGTGTACTGTCTGCAACACAATTTAATATCCTTTCTACCCCTTGATATGAATATAGAAGCGTACCTTCCCCTAATTTAGGATTAAAAACATTATTTATCTCACTTCTAAGTTCTAACAAATCTTTAGGGGTTTTGCCTTCTATAGAGAATTTGATAGTAAGTTCTCTATTTTCGAAATTGCTTCCCTGATATTCGCTTCCATCTTGGTTAGCTCCTTTATATGATATCTCCGTTGCATCTATGCCACTAAGTCCTTCTACATTCTGTAATATGAAGGGTTTAGTCATAGAAAACTCTATACTTTTACCATTGTTATTCGTAAATTTTATAATTTGACCCATGACTTCCCTCCTTAAAAATCATAACCTAATCTTTTCTGACTATTTTTAAATTGTCTTGCTAATTCACTTGGACTTTCAGTTTTAGAATAGATATTTATTTCTTGATATACATCTTTACTATTTCCCTCTTCCTTGACAATACTTCTTATGTTTTCATACATACTATCAAGTGGTACTACCGCCTCTGGATTAGAGCCTTTCCCATTGAATCTATCACCTACACCTATTCCTCCTGGTAAAACAGTAGGCTCATTGAATATACCACCTTTGTAATACCAATCCACACCAAGTTTAGGCAACCCTTGTTTTAACCATGTCTTAGGATCTAATGAACCTGTTATTTTAAAGTGTGGTAACTTAAAGAACGATTTTATACTACTCCATACATTTCCTATTGCATTGGCTGCCTTTTTAAATGGAGAACTTATTGCATCTACTATCCCACCTACTTTTTCTAATATCCATTCAATAGGTGTCCATAAAATAGCTTTAAGGCCTCCCCATATGCCCTTTAGAATACCTTTTATTCCATCCCATATTTTAGACCAATTCCCTGAAAAAACTCCTCCAATGAAGGTAATTATTCCGTCAAGGATAGGCTTTAATGTAGTATTCCATAGAGTTCCTATAAATTTAAATGCTACTTTGACTACTTCTGCCACAATGTTAAATACAAATTTAAATACTGGCAATAATACATTTTGTAAAAATGCTCCTATAGCTTGTAACACAGGCTTTAGTATATTTTGCCATAATAAACTCAATGTATTACAAAGGCCTTTAAATATATCTGCCAATATCGGAAATACAGCCTTGAATACCTCTGCTACCTTTTTAACTATTTCCATAAAGAAATTGAATACTGGTTTTCCTATACTTCCCCATATTACAGCTATATAATCCATTAGAATTAAAAACATAGTTTTAAGACCCTCAAAGATAGGGCCTAAGTTGGTTATAACAGTTTCTATAATTGATTGAATTGCTCCAAATATGCCTTTCATAAAGTCCATTAATTCTAAAAGGGAGTTACCTACTGTTGAATCTCTCCACTCAAAAGCAGCTCTGAACGCTTCTCCAATACCTTCTCCATTTTTAATTCTGTTTATGATCTCATGAATTGCTGACATTATCATACCTATCTCATTAAAGATAGGTAAATCCCCTATAGGTCCTGTTATAACTTCTATCATTGATTTAAAGGCTTGACCATAATCATCAAAAGATTCCATAGATGAATTAAATGTTTCTTTCATTTGAACTACTTTATCTATTATCCATCCAAACTTATCATTTAAAAAACTTGCTTGAATAGCAGCACCTTTCATAAATAATGACACAAAGAGTTCTATCCCTTTAAAAAATCCTCCTAAAACTGCTTGTATTACTGGCATTTTCGATAAAATCCAATCAGCAAAACTTTGTATTAGAGGCATAACTTTAACTCCAATTTGAGTTGTTATCATACTAAAGGATGATTTTACATCATCTATAGTATCCCCAAGAACTACTCCTGCATTAACTGCATCATCACCAAGTACAAGACCAAGCTCGTGAGCTCTCTTTCTTAAATCTTCAATGCCTTGTGCCCCATTGTTAAGCATTGGCATCATTTCAACTCCAGCTTTACCAAAGAGTTTAGTTGCTAGTCTAGCCTTCTCAGTACCATTCTCCATATTAGCTAAAGCCATTATAGCTTCATTCATCATAACCTCTTGGTCTTTTAACTTCCCATTTCCATCATTCCATGATAGGCCTAGTTTATCAAAAGCCTCTGTTGCAGTTTTGCTTCCTCCTGCTGCTGCATCCATCTGCCCAACTAGAGTTTTAACTCCCACTTGCAGCTTTTCAACATCCATTCCATTCTGACCTAAAATGTAATCCCACTCTTGAAAACCTTGCTTTGATATACCTATCTTATTACTAAGCTTATCAATTCTATCTGTAACTTCTGCTGACTTCATTGCCATTCCAAAAAGAGCTGTTCCTCCTGCTACTGCAGCACCAGCAATTGCAGCTCCCCATTTTGCAGCTGTGCCTACACCTTTTAAAAACTTGCCTCCTAACCCTTCTGCCTTTTCATCAGTTTTAGAAATACTTTTATTAGCTTCATCATTATTAACAAGTATAGAGCCCATAAGCTTAAAAAGTTCTATTGCCACATTATTAACCTCCTTCCTCTAAAGTTAGTTCTATAATGCCTTTTACCTTATCTTCTATCTGCTCCTTGGTTAACTTCTCACTCTCCCCTGTATTTGAACTTGAACCTCTGCTTTTACTCTTGTATTCTTCAAAGCTTATAAAGGTTTCTTGATCCATTAGTCTATAATCAACTAACCATTGCTGCCATAGTCTTTCTTCTGCATCTTTTTCATAAGCTTTAGATATTAACTCGTAACCTTCTTCAAATTTTAAATTTAATATATAATCTATATTGCTATACCTCTTTAATAAAAGCTCCTCAGTCTCTACCTTATCAACTGTGAAGCTTTGTTGAAAAAAAGTTTCCATTTATCTATACTTGCGACTTCCATAATTTTTTCTGATAAATCAAAAATATCCATAGCGGCAACTTCTTCAACTTTAATTTCTAATGGGCCTGATAGAAATTCATACACTTTATTCTCAGTTTTTTCATCTGTGCATTTACCAAGCACAATAAAGAACATTTCATATCCAATTGAATTTAAATCAGTTTTTCCATCAACTTTATCTGCAATTTTTTTAAATTCATCTTTAAGATCTAATGACATTATTAATCTAGACATAGAAAATATGTCTTTTGCTTGTAAATTTCTCATAATTAATACCTCCAAATATTAAAATAAGAGGGTAAAACCCTCTTAAACTGTTTCTATTATATAAGTTTCTGTTAATGTTGAACTGTATGGCATACTTTCTTTGAATGCCTTAGCCTTTAATATTGTATTCTTATCTATTGTTATTGAAGTGGAATAAGCAGTATCACTTATAGTTGGTTCAAATCCATTAGTAGTATACCTTATAGTTGCATCTGCTGTAGTTGTTGTAAGAGTTACTGATTTACTTCCTGTATAAGTTCCACCTTTAACATTTGCTACTGGGGTAGCAACAGTTTTCTTCTTAGGGTAATATATCCTATATGGTGGTGTATCTAGGTCATCTTCTGTATAGTGTCCGTATACTGTTATTCCTAATACTGCCTCTTTTTTATCTTCCGTTTTTATATTTAACCCATCTGTACTAAGAGCATTAAATACTTGTATTATTACTGGAATATCTGAACCAGTTATTGTTCCAATATAAGTTAAATTATCAAGATAATCTTCATCTTTTATTTCACTTCTACCTGAGATAATATAATACTCTCCGTTTGTAGTATCATCTATATCTGCAGCTCCAAGAGCTAGTTTAAGGCTTTCAGGAGTCGTTTCTAATAGGTTCATAGTTTGGCTTACTTCCCAACTATCTATTAATTCTAAACCCTGAGCTTTACCAGCAACTCCATCGACTTCTATTTGTCTTATCGTTGCTACTGCTTTAAATTCTCCTCCACCTTGAGTTGCACCTAATAGCTTGTTAGCTGCTTTAGCACTTTCATAGGTATCTACTCCAACATAGAAATTTTTAAAGAATGCTCCTGCTCCTGTATGCAAATTATCCTTTGTTTTTGTATTAAATCCACTTTTAACTTTTCCCATAATATTACTCCTTTCCGTAATATCTTATTTCAAAGCTTTCATTTATTCTTTGAATTTTCTTATCTTCATCATCAATCCACTTTCTATCCTCGTTTGAATATAAAGTAATTGAATGATATTCATTTGTTAAAGTATATTTATCCAGTAATTCTTCTACTTTGTCTACTATAGCTTCAATGTTCCTGGTACTATCGTTTATATCTCTATCCCAGAAATCAATCTCTAGGACCTTAGCTCCATAGGTATCTTTAATTGAATATACAATATAAGGGTATGCATCTTCTTGTTTAGCTCGTCTATAAAATACTCTGTCATGTGCTTGTGTTAAAATATCTTTTATATCCTTACGTAATTCTATAGTCTTACTCACCATCTGCACCTCCCTCATATTCATCCTCTTCAATCAAAGCTAAAGCACTCGCTTCATCTTCTAATGCACTAAGGTACTTTGACTCTATTGAAACTATTTCTGGAATACTCTCACTTACTGTCTTTTGTAACAATCCATATCTCTGTGATTTACTACTTCCTAACTCCTGGAATCCTCCATAGAAAGCATTAGGTTTAATACCTACTTGTAAGTCACACTCATTTCTTCTTACCCAATACTGAGTATATCTTCCTACATTACCCTTTTTTCTTTTAAACAAGCCATAGTAACCACTTCTAAACTTGTTACAAATAAACTTACCTACATCTCTTAAAGCTGCTCTTGTAAGCTCCTCTATAGTATATTGAACTCTATCAACGTTACTTATATATTCAATATTTCCTTTTTTAATTTTAACTACTGACTTAGGAACTGGCATTATTAACACCTCTAGTCAATATTATCTCAATTTTCTCAGGTGATGATTTATAAGTTCTTAAAACCTTATACTCTATATCATCATATCTAACATACTTTTCCTTATTGTAGTCAACTAGCATTAACTCAAGTGTGACATCTGGTTTTATTCCTAATGCTTGAGCTTGATAAAATTCACTAGATTTAATTGATTTTTCATTACAGTAAACTTCACTACCATATAGTATACCTACTGGGCTATCTCCTATATCATCAGAGTCAGTAATTGAATTTACTTTTCCTAAGTAACACACATCACTCCACATTAAATTGTCACTCCTTCTGTTATAGTATTATAATCACTGCATAAAGCTAGACTCTGTTTTAATAAGTTGTAAGATAACTGATACTTATCAGAGTCTTTGTTGTCTAATCCAAAGTTGGCTTTACAATAAAGCTTTATTGCTTGCAGAATAAGAGGATCTGAATTAGTAATTTTACTTTTATCTATGCCAGATATTTGTAAATCCAATTTTGCACTTTCTATTAAATCATTAATTTCTGAATCAAATGCACTTGATTTTATTCTTAGTGATGGTTTAATTTTTTCTAGCATGTATTACCCCTCCATTTCAATAAGAAAAGAGGGTTAAAACCCTCTCTAAATTTATGCCTTTTTCTTAAGAATAACTAAACTTCCCTTATCTACAACTTTACCATCAACAAGCATTACAGCTTTAGTTATTTGGTCCTCTGTTTCGTTGTCCTCATATTTTTTTAATCCCATATTGAAATTAGTATTTAATGTATAGTCTTGGAAGTTAAATAAAAATGCAAAAGGCTTTCCAACTTCCAACGTAGCAGAGAATGAGTCTATATAATTACAAAGGATAGTAGTTCTACCTAAAAGACTTCTTTCTGGCTTACCACCTATACCATAATTAATTCTAGCTATTGGTTGACCAGTAGTATCTTTAATCTTTTGATACTCCATGAATGTCTTTTTAGTCATACAATACACTGCATTTGCTTCATATTCTAATGGTAATGCAGCTTCTGCATCTATTAAAGTATCATAATCTAACACTGCAAATTCTAAATCTTGACCTACATTAGGTGTCTCTGTTAATATTCCTTTTGGTTTTCCATTTCCATCACCACTTACAATTGATTGCTCTAATGCTTTTGTCATAGCTTCAGCAACATTTTTAATTAAAGTTGCTTCAAATACACCTAAAGCCATTACATCAGTTTCTAAAGATACTGATACTGCACATCTTAATTTATGATAAGCAAATGATATTGTACCATTAGCTGATTTCTTTTGCTTATCAGATGTACCTCCCTCTGCTACCCAGGTTGCTACTGGTTTTAATGTTGATGTTGGAATAGTTACTCCACCTTTAATAGCAGTTCTATTTACGAGTGGAAGGATCATGCCTGTTGCTTCAATCTTTTCTACTATTTTTTCTACAACAGTTGAAGGTATTAGTATTCCTACATCTGTTGTCTTAGTATTCGAATCAATATTCATAAACTCTTGTGGCATATCCTCACCTTTTATGATATTGTTCATAAATGCTTTTCTATAGTCTGCACTGGCTGTTATATCCTCTACATCTGTTTCTGCATTCATAGAATCAAGCACTTTATAGTTTTTAACTATTACAGAATTATTTTCTATACTTGTAATTTTAGTTTTATCCTTTAACGCATTAAGATTTGCTAAAGATATAGCTTCATTTTCAAATCTCTTATCTAAATCCTCAATTTCCTTCATCTTTGAGTTCGCATCTTCAATGCTCCCTGCATTGATTAAATTTTCGGCTTCACTATAAAGCCCATTTCTTAATTCCATATATTCTTGTTTATTCATTACTGAATTCCTCCTTTTAATTTTAATAATTGTAATTTTGCTTTATTTTTTTGCAATAAAAAATCACCCTTGTTCTCTTGAACTGGATGATTAATAACTGGATTATAATTCTTAAATTTTTTTAATAAATTATTATCTAATCTCCCTATGCTATTACAAAAACTAGTAGCATTATTTTTTAATGAATTAAGTAAATTTTTATCTATTTTTTCATCAGAATACATTATTTCATCTACTAAACCTAAGACTTTACATTCCTCTGATGTTAACCATGTTTCTTTATCCATCATTTTTTTAACTTCTTCTTCTGTTAATCCAGCTTTTAATATATATGCATTGGCAATGGTACTGTTAGCCTTCTTTAATACCTCTGATGTGTGTTCCATGTCCCTATAATCACCACTAGTTGATGTAGACACATTATGCATCATAAATTGTGCTAATGGTGACATACTTGACTTGCCAGCCATGGCTATAACACCTGCAATACTCGCACACATACCAATAATTTCGATATTAACTTCACCTGAATAACTTCTTAATTCATTATATATCTCGCATCCTGCAAACACATCGCCACCACCAGAAGATATTTTAATATTAACCGGCTGACCATTTGCATTTCTAAGCTTGTTAATTATCATCTTAGGAGATGTGGCTTGTATTCCATACCAATCATAGATCCACTCTCCACCACTAGGCACTATTTCTCCTTTCACATCTATATCAATCATTCTTAATCACCTCCTCCCAATCTTTTTACTAATTTATTATATAGCTTTTCTTCAATTTCATTAACTTGTACTGTGTCAAGCCTACGTAAAGGTTTGTCTCCATCTTCTGTTGGAGGTAGATTTAATACTTCCCTCCATTCATTAGGTGTCATAGCAGACCTATCTACCATAGCTACTAATCCTAATTTAGTTGACATGGAAGCATATTGAAGATTATTAGCTGTATAAATGATTTTATTTCCAAAACTTCTCTCATTGCGTGTAAATATCTTTCGTGTCATTTCTAAGCTCCATTGCATAGCTAGAGGTTCAATTTCACTTTCATAATATGCATTCCATTCATCCTCATTATATTTTGATTGAACTATCTTTTCATTTGTATTAAAAAAAGAATATATTCTTTGAATAGTTCTATCCATTTGTAATGCATTAGGAACATAGTCTTTCGGATCTACTTGTATTGCATCTGCTTTTGCATCAACTGCAGCTACACCTCCAGTGTTTTCTATATTTAGAAAAGCATTTGAAAAATCTTCTGTTTGCTGCTTCTGGTCCTCTGGTCTTACAGTACCAGTAAACTTTAATAACCACTTTATTAAAGCTCCATTTTTAATTGCATTTATAATACCCTTATCTGTTGTATTTACTATCTCCATCAATGGTAATAGTGCTTCCTTAGGACTCTCTCCAAAAATATCATTTTCATTATAATCTTGTCTTAAATGAATTATATCTGAATATGGATAAGTTGAAGTCTTGCCATTCCTATTTGTAAACTTTATATACAGCATACCTTGCCTATCATATATCGCTTCTGCAGTAACTGCTGGTATGTTATATAGCTCAACTGGATAGCCATTATCATCTTTTACTATAAGAGCAAAAGCATTGTTATTAAGTGCTAACTGCATTGCCATTTTTTCTTGGAACATCTGCCCATGCATATATGGATTAGGTTCTTCTAGTAAAAATCTTATATATGGCTCTGGATTAACTTTAAATCCACCTTGTGTATTATTCCTTATGTGTTGAGGTATCAACTTGCCTATAGTTTTAACTTTGGGTCTTATGCAAGCTCTTATGATATCACTCTTATAAGTTTTACCATTAAACATGAATAATCCATTACCCTTATCTTCTATCATCTCAAATCTTACTTCACTTGAACTCTTGTTAAATAAGTTTTTAATATTCCTTAAAAAGGCCATTTTATCACCTCCTTCCATGGAATGAATTAAATCATATTTATATAGTCTGATAATTTATCTAGTAAAACTACATATCCGATTATAAGTGTTACAGCTCCATCTATTCTTTTTCTAGAATCCATACCTTTAATAGGTTGTATATTGCCATTTATATCAACTTTAATTTCTGTATTTGATAAACACCATTTGTCTATTGGATTATTATTATAGATAATTCTATGAGAACACAAATCAGCTTTTAATTCTTTCATTGGTGCAGATAAAGTATACACTCCTTGTCTTATTGGTATCATTGAATCTTTCCCAAATTCATTTATGAACTCCTGTTTTAAACTATCATCTACATGCCAAGGATCATATCCAAACCATGGTATATAAATATCAAATATATCTCTAATTTCCTTAAACCATTCTAATATATGATATTTATGAATTTTGTTCCCAAGGCAAACTCTTAATAAGTTTTGTTTCTCCCAAAGTTTATATGGAACAAAATCATCTTCTTTATTGTCTTCTACTCTATTTAACTTTTCTTCTGGGATGAAGTACATAGGTATTACATATATGTTATTATCATTTGGTCTCATGCATATAACTTTAGCTGCTGCTAAATCGGTAGTCTCAGCTAAGTCAAAACAACCTATTCCATATCTAAATCCCATAGATTTAATATCAAATATTTCTTCATTATTTAGTTCATCCCATCTAAGCCAACTACTAGCACTATTTTCTTTCATATTAAAATCTTTAACCATTACTGTTGCTTTAAAAGCAGGATCTACTTTAGCCTTATTTACACAATCCCTTAAAAACTCTACCTTCTTAATAGTCCCTAGTCCTGGATTAGCCTTAATCCACATCTCTTCTTTATCCCATTCATCAGGATCATCAAGTTCATAAATAAAAGGTAAAAATCTATCATCATTAATCTTTCCATCTAGTACCTTACAAGCATACTCATACTGCGAATCAAATATTGAATTTCTAACAAACCCATTAGTAGTTATACAATTCAGCAAAGGTTGTCTTCTTGATGACATTGATTGCTTCATTAAATCATATAAATCTCTATTCTTAATAGCTGCTAATTCGTCTATAGTAACCATATGTGAGTTTAATCCATCAAGTCCATTTGAGTTACTTGCTAATGCTTGTAATGTTCCATAATTGGCTGGACAATATATATCAGACTTTCTTTTCTTTAAATATCTGTTAAGGTCTTTTGATTGTTGTATCATCTTATAACATTCATTAAAACCTTTTTTAGCTTGATCTAATTTAGTTGCAATATTATAAACTTCTGGAGATCCTTCCCCATCTGCCACTAACATAAAAGTTTCATCTGCTGCTAATTCTGTTGTCTTTCCATTTTTTCTCCCTCTTATATCCAACACTTCTTGATATTGCCTTAACTGTGTGTACTTATCAACAAATCCGAATACAGCTTGATGTTTTGCTTTCTGAAATAGTAGCAATTCAAGATTAGCTCCTAATTCACCTTGTGCTTGTTTGCAAAATGTCTCTATAAATTCTATTGGTCTATTTGCAAGCTCTTCCTCAAAAACCCAAGGACTATATTTTTGGGGGTTATGCAACTTATCAACTAACATTGAATAAACTTGTTTAATCCTATTACAAGCATTTATTTCACCAGACATTATCTTGTTATAGTATTCTTCAATGTATGTCATTTTCTACCCCTTCCTTTCTGAACAAACTTTTCTAAATTTGTTTCCTCTTGCTTTTTTTCTTCTGCAGGTAACATTTCTATCAACTGTTTCATTACTTGTGAATATCTCTGAATAAATGAAGTATATAATTTACTCTCTGGCCTTTCTCTATTAAAGCATTGTTCACCTTGTACAAATAATTCAGTAAGCCCAGTAATTAGCAAATCATTTCTAAGCTCTTCTAGTTCGACTTTCATAAAAGCTGCTTCTTTAATTAACCCTTCTAAAACACGAGCTTTATCTTTATTGAAATCTTTATATAATTTTTTAATTCTGTTTATCTCTTTCTTAATCTTATCTTCTTTTTCTAATTGTTCGGAAATGCTCAAAAATATGCCCCCCTCCATTTTAAAATTTTCACTCGAAGGAAAATTGTTGTACCCTCCAACGGTCCAGAAGGACCTACCCTATAATATTTTTATGGGGGGAGTACTGGAACTAATTGTCCCTCCTCATTGAATCTATATCCATCTTTAGTTGATGAAGTTTTTTTATTTTTATTAAAGTGTCCTTCATTTTTATCATGACATTTCTTACACTCATATCTAAGGTACTCGTGGTTCAATGTCACACTCGGATCACTAATGTTCTGAGGTGTTAACAGTATAGTGTGATGAACTATATATCCTAATTCTTCTTTACACTTTTCACAGTAACCACCATCTATGGCTATTCTTTCTTTAATGTAAGATGCTCTGCATTTACTCCATGCAGTACTTTTATAAAAACTTTTAGCGTACTCTTTAGCCATACTTAATCACTAAACTTTTTATTATTAATTTCTACAATTTCATATCTTCCTGGAATAATAATAATCTTTTCTCCAGCTCGTTCTGATAATTCTTGTTCATCTTTTAATATTTGTTCATCACTTAAATTAGTTAACGCTTTTAAAATAATCATATTTTACTCTCCTTTTATACCGTATATTTTTATTAAAAATTAATATATAGTTCGTATTTTCAGCTTTGAATGTTTAATTATCATAGGGAATTGCACATTCATTTTAAAATTCTGTTTCTTATATATGCACTTAAAATCTTACCTTGAATGTTTACACCTTAATTTTTTAAACATTCATAGTCTAAAAAATAAAAATCACCTCAGGAAATCATCTAATGACTTACTATATTGGTGATACTTTTCTTTATCTAATCCTATATATAATTTTGTTTCCTCTATGCTGCTATGACCTAACATCTCTTTTACTGCAACTATGTCACACTTACTTTCCATATATATTTTATAAGCATAAGTCTTACGCATACTATGAGCAGATATATCGTGTAATCCAAAATATTCCCCAGCATCTTTTAATATATTACTAACTGCTTGAACTCCTATATGTTGATTAATCCCTTTTCTACTTTGAAATAGATACTCATAGTCTCTTTTATCTTTAACATAATCTTTTAATATAGATGCTAATCTAGGTCTTATTTCAACCGGTCTCGGCTTTCTATTCTTTTCTCTTATGTTCTTTGAGTTCTTTTTTTTACCTTCAAATATTTCAAACTCTTTCCTCCTTAAAGCCTCTTTTATATCTCTTACTTTTAAATTAACAAGGTCTCCTGCTCTGTATCCAGTTGTTACTCCCAAGGTAAAAAGAACATAATCTCTATAATTCTTATACCTTAAATAGTCTTGTATATCTTTCACTCTCTCAACTGACTTTATAGGCTTTGAAGGTCGTTTTCTTGCCACACTTACCTCACCTGCCTAATTGCTCCACCATAACCTCGCTTATATGAACTATGAGACATAAGCTCATGTATATCTCTTTCAGTAAGACCTAGTTTTGAGTGTACCTTATTTTTCTTTTTAATCTTACTAAAAGTTACTGGTTGAGTCTCCTTGATAATATCTTTAATTTCCACACCCTCACCTCTCTTCAAAATAAAAAGAACACTTAATCATGAGTAATTTTCTTACCCATATAATTAAGTGTTCTATATTTTGCCAACTTCTGCATCTTACATATAATTTAACATTTGTTCTTTAATTTGTCCTCTTATTTATCCCTATTTTGTAATCATTTTTTCATAGATTTTTACCCTATTTTTTCCTCGTTTTATACTCGCTTTTGTCCTTGTTTTTTCCTCATTTTGTACTCAATTTTATCCCTATTTTTTCTTAACTAAAATAAAAAGACCATCATTTGATGGCCATGGTGTATTATAAATATCCTAGAACTATCATGAACTTATATAAAGCATTTCTTTTCAATTTATAAAATCTATTTTTATCTATTTTAAGCTCTTCTTGAATATCTTTAATCTCCCAATCATCTCTATAGTAAAATAAATCAACGATCTTTTTACTTGTATCATCAAGACGATCATATACATATTCTATAGCATTAACTACTGTTCTCATATGTTCATTTTCAATAAGGATTTTTTCAGTTGAACTACCTGGATTATTTCCTTTGACTTTTATCTTATCCCACTTTGTTGCTTCACCAAGCCCCGGTAACTCAAGTGATATTAGATAATATGGATAATTTCTAAGTTCTCCCTCTGTTTTATGTTTTAATTTATTATACTGCTCTTTATCTACTTTCACATCAGATCCCCCTTTAATCTTCCTTAACTTCTATTTGAATATTAACTTTATTTCCCACCCTTTATTAATTAACTTATCTTTATATTCTTCTTGAAATTTTATACCACTTCTACCATTCTAATTAAATTATTAGCAAATAGTAATACCGTAATATTCCTATTGAATAATACGGTATTTTTCATTATATTATTTAATTTATAATTATTACTATAATAACTCTGAGGTCATGATTATAATTTCTTCAGCAATAAATCTAAGTAAAGGAATCTCTTTCATCAAATATTTATCATGCTTAAATGGTACATATTTTGACATATCGGTATCTTTACTATGGACAAGTGAATTTCTAGTTTTATATATTCTTGATGAAATTTTTCTTATTACCTCTTTCTTCTGAATTAATTCAAAATCTATTTTATTTCCTCCTGAAAAAGATACATCATGATTTTTATAATATTCTAGCAATGTACTATCATATTCATTTATTTTTTTACTTAACTTTTCAATATCTATGTATTTAAATAAAACTAATTCTAATGCCTCTTTTTCATTAATAGAAAACTCTTCTTTATGACTTTGTAGTTTTTTATTAATTATTTTTATAACTTTTTTTATATCATTATCTCTTTTTATTGAGAAGCTGGGGTTTGATATCTCATATTGAATCAATTTAATTAATTCTTCATTATATATTTTTTCAAAAAAATGTTCCATTATATGATAATAAGATATATATTGTAAATAAGGGCTATCAGAAGATATTGCCATTTGATAATGATACACCAAGTCAGGTATATATTTTCTTTTAGGTGGATCCGGATTTTCATCATTTCTCTTGATTCGACTTAGTCTCTCTGAACTAATAAACTCATCTAAGACTTTTACTTCTATAATCGATAATTCTAAGTTAAATGCTAATCCAAATAAGTATGAATTATTTAATTTCTCAAACTCACTATAAGTCTTTGGTTCCTCAGATTTAATCTTTAATGTATCCATTTGTCGAAATAATAATTTTAGAAACTCAAAGAAGTCTTCTATTCCCTTTGCTCTCTCAACAATCATACTACTTAACATCATTGAATTTCTTCTAAATTCTTTTAGCATATTTAACTCGTCCAATTTTTCTAATAATAGAATTAAGTATTCATCGGAAGCCTTACTTATTTCATAATAAATTTTATTTTGGCAATCATTAATTTTCATATATTTGTCTATTTGCCTTATAGGCATCATAGGTCGCCTATTATTGGCATACCTTACTATAGTCTCATAATAAGTATTAGAGTATATACCAATGCTATCCTTTTGATTCATCTTATTCAAGTTATCTGATATCTCTTTTATTCTTGAATCTTCAACTTCAAACTCTAATTCTCTATACTTTATTTTTAATTTATCAGTATCCTCTTCTATTTCACATCTATATAATATTTTAGAGATTATATCCTTTAATTTATTTAAATCCATTTTATCCTCCTAATTTTTATTACAATTAATTATATCATGTAGTTACATATTTTTGTTTAATTATTAAAATTAAACATTTTAAACACCGTACTATTCAATTTTCAAAGAACAATGCAGGTTGTCCTATACCTTTGATTAGTTTGTTATTTATTTCAATGCAAATTAAATTTCCTTGAAATGATTATTTAAATGCTCTTTAGATATCTCAATCCATCCATGTTCCTCATGTTCAAATCTTACTTCTCCACCTATAAATCTATAATCCTTATCTTCTGGTATAACCCACAAAGAACCTTCTGTAATGAAATAATCTTCTCCGTCAATAGTGAACCCATCATCGTCACATCTCTCGATTAAAAAGCCTTTAATGCATTTATAAACTTTATCTAATTCTCTGAATTCGTATCTTTTTCTTTTTACAGTTTCATTATTATAAATTAATTGATATTCTCCACTCTCCAATGGTTTTATATCATATACTTCTCTAATTTCATTTTGTAAATAATCTAAAATTCTCATTACATTGCTCCTTCCTTTCACAACTTCTATACAAAGCTTAATTGTTCCTCGTAAGTACTTACCCCTGTATTGGGATATTTTATATATTCATCACTTAACTCTTTATATTCCTTTAAAGAAATTTCTCTTAACCCTGTTATCTTAAGTGATTTCTCTATTTGTTCTACGGTATACCTCATACCTTCTGATTTAAGAACTAATTGTAATGTCAATCTGTCTTCTGGAATATCAAAATATCTTTTCATTTAATTACTTCCTTTACCACTAACTTCAACTCCTTGTTAAAACAGAGGGAGCGACTTTATTATATTTATATTTTAGGGGGCTAAAATGCTAACATAAATTTGTGATTAACTACTTTCACCTCACTTTTTTAGTTTCAGTAGTTAATACATCCCTCTGCTTTAGCCAAGAGTTGAAGCCTATTTAATTTAATAATTTATTACTCCTTCTCCAAACTATTTTCTATCAAAATCAAAGTAAGGTAATCTATCACCAGTTTCATGGTGCAATGTCATTACAACAAATCTTTCTCCTACAGCTCTTCCCATATCCATTGAGATTTTAGCAAAATTCATAAAGGCCTTTTTATACTCCTCTGAATACACATAGCTAGGTAAGTCATTCCACGTCTCTAAACATTCTTGAAATTTGTTCATTACTTTTTCCATTTCCCTCATCCCTTCTAATTCAACTTATCATATATTTTTAATACGTCTTCTCTAGTTCCAATTTCTTTAATTACATTCTGTAATAGGTATCTATATTCGCTATAATTAAATTCTCTCGGTTTATACTTAGTTGCCATCTCCATACAAGAGCAATAGTCTAGTAATTCTCTACTCATTTTTAAAAACTCTAAAATATCATTACTTAACTCTTTCATATCCATTACACTGCTAGTTCGCCAAAACGTTGATACTCTCCTCGCCATGCTAGGTTTATAGTCTTAACTTGTCCATTTCTGTTTTTACTAATTATCACTTCCGAAATACCTTTGCTAGAACTATCCTCGTCGTAGTATTCATCACGATATAAAAACATTACTACATCTGCATCCTGTTCTATAGAGCCTGATTCCCTTAGGTCAGATAGCATTGGTCTCTTATCTGCTCTTTGTTCTGTAGCACGTGATAACTGTGATAGAGCTATTACTGTTACTTCTAATTTTTTAGCCATCTTCTTAAGTTCTCTAGATATTTTTGCTATTTCCTGTTCCCTTGAATAAGTTTTCTCTGATGTTTCAAGAAGTTGAAGATAATCTATAATAACAACATCTAAGCCATGTTTCTTTTTTAAACTTCTACATCTAGCTTTAATATCTGAAAGTGATGTTGAATTATCATCAATAAAAATATTTCTATTAGCAAGGTCTGCAGCTCCAGTAGATATTCTTTCAAACTCTGCAGGACTTAGGTTCCCTGTTTTAATAGTCTGAAATGGAATTAGGCATCTAGCTGATAAAAATCTTTGCATAAGTTGTTCCTCTGGCATTTCAAGTGAAAATATACCCACATTTCCTTCCCTTGAAGCAGCCTGTCCAATATTTAGTGCAAATGCAGTTTTCCCCATTGAAGGTCTTGCAGCTATTACTATAAAATCTCCTTTATTCAAACCTGAAATAGTATTATCTAATGATTTAAAGCCTGTGGTTTTACCAAGGATTCTACTTCCATTTTTGAACTTATCTTCAATACTTGTAATTGCATCTTGTAATGCATCTCCAATGCTAACCATTTCTCCATCTTTATTTTTATCAGCTACACTATCTAATGCCATTTCCATAGAAGATGATACCTGGTTTATATCTCCATCATAAGAGTTTTCAATTAACTTCATGCCTGCCTTTATAAGTCTCCTTCTCTCTGATTTTTCTCTAACTATGTTTGCATGATTTAATATGTTTTCTCCAAAATTAGATGTTCCACTTAGAGAAGTTAAGTAAGTCATTCCTCCACACTTATTTATCTTTTTATTAGTGTTTAACTCATTTGATAAGGTAACTAAATCAATACTTATTCCCCTATTGCTTAATTCTTTCATTGTGCTATATATTAACTGGTGTTTCTCCATGTAAAAATCACTTTGATTTAATATATCTTCAACCTCATTTAACTTTTCAGAGTTGTTTATAATTCCTCCAAGTACTGTTGATTCTGCTTCTAAGCTATATGGCATAACCATTTCCATACTACATTTCCCCCCATATAATTTTTAAAGGTTTATTAGGTTCCTTAGGATCTGCGGTTAACTTCTTCTTTTCATTTTTTCCTCGGTTTAGATAAGTTTCAAACTTACCTGCAAATAAAGTAGTAGGTACCAAGTACTTTTCCCATTTGGTGCCTGTCCATTCAACAATCATGTTATCAATAACCTTTTTGAAATCCTCTAAGGTGAACCCCTCTTTTAATCTTGCTTTTATTAATTTCTTAGTTGCTTGAGTATTTGTTCTAAAATTTTTATTAGCTTTAGTATTTAAATACTCAATTATTTTTTTTGCATTATCGTCGAGATTTTTATTCTCGACATTATTATTATTAATGGATATAGTAGAAGGATTATTTGTTCCGACTTTCAATCCGACTCCTGTATGTTTTTCATCCGTATGCTCCGGATTATTATCCGGTTGACTCGGATTCCTATCCGTTTGGTTCGGATTTTCATCCGTTTCATTTTTTGATACCAATTCTAAGTAATTTTCTGATGTAGTGTAATAAGAATATGTCCCATTACTCCGTATAGTTACATGCTTTAATACCTTTGCTTCTTCTAGTTTTTTAAGCCTCCTATACATGCTATCTTTTGTTTTTATATTTAAAATTGGATACTCCTGAAGAATGGATTCATACTTTACCCAATAATATGGTTCTCCATTTATTATTTTCGTGGCCATTTTCTTTGTTTCCCTAAAATCTATAAAATACCTAAGTATTGCTGCATCTACATAGTCTAATCCTAGTTCTATTAACCTTTCTTGGCTAAACCCATGTACTGTATATTTCATATTAACCCTCCTAGCTAGGCATAAATTATTTTTGCAACGGTAATAAAGCCACCCCAAAATAAGGTTGAGAAAGCTAATATTTTTATAAATTCTAGTACTTTAATTTTTCTATAATTCTTCACTGCCTCTATAGCTATATTTAAAGCTATAGGATCATTAGACTCTTGCCTTAAACTCTCCAGTGCATTTATAACATGTTTTCTTTTCATATTGCTTCCTCCTCATACTTATACTCATGGATTTTATTAATAGCTACCAAAGAATCATCAATATAGCTATCTCCTACGTTTGGTGCTTCAATCTGAACTAAATTCCCTTTAACTATATCCAATGTATTTATAGCATCAATTGCTAAAGTTAACGCTGCTGCATCTAATTTAAGACCTTCATCTTTGCTTATATCTCTAATATGACTTAAGTACACCACTATATCATCTTTACTCATAACACTTTCCCTCCTACACTTTGTCCGTTAATGTTCTATAAAGAATCTGTAGTTTCTAATACTTCTATCAGCTCTTCAACTTCTTTTCTATTCAGTTTTCTTATCAAAATATCAGTTACTACATCTGCAAATTTTTCTTGAAGATATGTTATATCATCAGGTAAAAAAACATTAACTTTCATACTTGCACCCCATCATCTTATTGCTCATATATAATATTCAAAATTACACGGTTTCGTGATTTTTCACTATAAATATTTTTATTTTGCAAACTTCAAGGCCATTATAGCCTCTTCAACATCTTCTAATTCCTTTAATATTGACTTCCAACGGTCCTGTTCACTTTCACTTATAACTCCATCACAAGTTATATTTATTAATTCATCCTTGCAATTTACAAAGTCATTTACCTCTTTTAAAAGTCTTAATATTGCAGTTGGTAAATCCTTTAGCTCTATCTTAGGTAAGTATGTTTGCCCAACTTCAGCACTTGTTTTTAAATGCTGATATGCAAGATATCGAGCGTCATATATCTCAATCATTCGAATTACAATCTTATCCGGTGGTATTCTCTTTCCACCTTCATAGCACCTGATACTTTCCACAGACACATCTATTAATTCAGCTGCCTTTTCTTGTGTTAGTCCAGAGGATTCTCTTGCTATTTGATAAATGTTTCTATATTCATTTGACATTAACATCACCTACTTTATTTTTTAATAAGTTTATATTCCTTTAGCTCCTCAGGTCCAACACCTTTGTATATGAGCTTATAGTTTTCAAATGATATATGTCCCAATACGCTATTTCTTGCATCACACACATATGCATAATTAGGCTCCATCTTTCTCAATATGCATCTTATAGAACCAAATTCCATGTATAATCTAACTTCCATATATAAAGACCTTCCTTTCTTTCAATTACCATAAATACCTAATTTTCAGTAGACAAGTAGTCTAGCATGGTACTTATGGAATATTTATGTATTCAGAGTACATTTTAAAAAAATATCCGATGAGTTAAAATTAAATTAGTCAAACAACTAATCGTTGTACGAATTTCCAAAAAAAATTTTCTCAACAGATAAATTGAAATACTTACTAAGTCTTATTGCTACTATTAAACTTGGCATTCTCACACCTGACTCCAGCATTCCATAATAACTTGTGGTTATGCCTATAGCTTCAGCTATATCACCCTGTGTCTTGCCTTGTTCTTCTCTTAGTATTTTCAATTTATTCACTATCTCACCTCCAAACAACTAATTGTTGTTTTGTATATCTTTATGGTATACAACTATTAGTTGTTTGTCAACACCTTTTTATACATTTTGTTGTTTGTTGTTTATCTTACAACAATAAGTTGTAAAATATAAATATGATTAATACAAGTCTCAAAGGAGGTTTATATGAGCATTTTATCTGAAAGATTGAAACAACTTAGAGAAGAAAAAGAATTGATGCAAAAGGAAATAGCTTCATTCTTAAATATATCTACTAGTGCTTATGGGTTTTACGAACAAGATAAACGTACTCCAACACCAGATGTACTATCAAAATTAGCTGATTACTTTAACGTAAGTGTTGATTATTTACTAGGTAAAACTAATACTAAGAATTCTTCTTCTAAAGATTCAACTCCACCTAAAAGAGAACAAAAGGATCACGACACATTTATGGAAGATGCAAAAGCTCTATTCATGAATGGTGAGCTTGATGAAGATGATAAAGAAAAAATATTTAAGGATATAAGTGATTTATTTTGGGAATCTAAAAAAATAAATAAAGAGAAGTATAGTAAAAAGAAGTAGGTGGTCTTATGAAAAACATACCATTAAGGGTTAAGAACCTAGTTAAAAAGTATGGAACCAGGGACCCTTTTCTTTTAGCTAGTTGCCTTAACTTAAATGTTAAATTTTTAGAATACTCGGATAACACTAAAGGATATTATATAAAAGTTAAGAAAAATAAATTTATAATTATAAACTCCAATTTAACTGAAGATGAAAAAAGAGTTGTTTTAGCACATGAAATTGGACATGCTGTTATGCACTCTTCTAAAGAAATACACTTCTTACGTGAAAACACATTATTTCCTAAAGGAAGACATGAAAACGAAGCCAATAAGTTTGCTGCAGAGCTGCTTATTGATTTAAATAGTATTGATAAATGTTACATAGAGGAATTAAGCTTAGAACAACTTGCTAGATTTATGATGGTTCCTAAGGAATTAATAGAATTGAAATTTCAAAAATAATTTTAAAATAAATATAAAATCATACAATTGGGGGTATCATAATTGATTTTTAATGACATAGTAAATAATTTTGATTTCATTGCACCATATATATTAGAATTTACACTACTACACGAAACTTCTTCATTTATTTTAAAACAATATAAAGATTTAACTATCTTATCTATTAATAATTCATATATTTCTAATTCAAGTGATAATTATTATGCTATTACAAATGAAACTTCAGCAGCTCTCGATAAACTGACCATAAAACTTAAACGTGAAGACCTTTTCAAATTAGGAAATTCATATAGTAAGCTTAGAAGTAAATATCATGAAATATTCTCTGTAAAAGATAATTACCTAGATATTCCTAATGAAAGTTACAGTAAGTATGTATATTTAGTGGTGGAATCCATTTACAACTTTAATTCTTCAATATACAATTTTTTAAATAGTAGTAGAGATAATTTTCTATTAAATTATTCAAGCTTGTTATTTCATAGCGAAAACTTTTATAATCAATATAATAATTTTTGGACATTAAAATCTGAATTGCATGAATATACAAAAACACTTGAAAATACATGGGGTGGAATTAATGAAAATAATACATTAACAATTCGTCTTTTTAGACGAACAATAACATTATCCGAAATAACTAAATATAACGAGTGTATTGAAAAAATGTACTCGATAATTTGTAGAGGACTTGATATTAGCAGTGATGATTCAGTATTATTACCAGTGAAAATCGAGACTGGATCCCTATATGAAAAACTTAAAGGTAAAGAAGATGCTATTTCACTCTTTATAAGTATTCTCACATTTTCTTATACTACATTTCATGATAATTTTTCTGATATAAGTAAGTTAAATAGTCAAGTTGAACAAGCCAATTTTATTAAAAGTAAGATTGAAATAGTAGAACTTGCCAAGAAACAAGGTATAGAGATATCTGAAGACTCTAAAAAATGTTTAGAAGAAGAAATCACAGATTTATTAAATAACTCATTGACTCTAACTAAAAATAATGCCAAAATTCAAATTAATAATGACACTATCGATTTAGTTCCAGAACAAGACTTATTAAACTTTCTATCTGAATCAACAAGACCTCAGATAGAAAGTTCAAATGATTAGTTGTATTATCAATTAAGTTTTAATTTAAATAAATAATAAGGGGATGTATTTATGGGATTTAGATTCAGAAAATCCAAAAACTTTGGACCATTTAGGGTTAATGTTTCGAAATCAGGTATAGGTTGGAGCTTAGGGGGAAAAGGCTTCAGATATACTAAAAGAGCTGATGGTAAAACTCAAACTACTACAAGTATTCCTGGTACTGGCTTAAGTTATGTAAACGTTAATAATAAGAGAAAAGGTAACTCTCAAACTCCTATATCTAATAATAATATCAATAATTTTAATGGTAGCAATAATAATAAACCTCCATTTTATAAATCTGTATGGTTTATGTATTTAATGCTATTTTTATTGCCACCTTTAGGTATACTGATTTTACTATTCCACAAGGACTATAGTAAGAAGAAACGAGGAATCTTAGCTGCTACCTTTGCAGTATATGCCCTAATTATGTATACACCTTCTTCATCTACAATTAGTAATAATAGGCAAGCTACTAGTCCTACAAAAATCGAACAAAATTCAACTGTATTGGTAAATCAAAAAGCTAAAGATGAAGAAACAAAGATTGCAGCTGAGAAAAAAGCCAAAGAAGAGGAACAAGCAAAATTAGCTGCTGAACAAAAAGCTAAAGAAGAAGAGCAAGCAAAATTAGTTGCTGAACAAAAGGCTAAGGAAGAAGAGCAAGCAAGATTAGCTGCTGAACAAAAGGTAAAAGAAGAGGAACAAGCAAAGCTAGCTGCTGAACAAAAAGCTAAAGAAGTACAAACTACTCCTGTAGTCCCTTCACCAAAAGTTACTGAACCAGAGCAAAAACAAGCTCCAGTACAATATTCAGGTAAAGTTTACATAGCTGGCTCTGGCAATGGTACTAAATATCATAGTAATCCAAACTGCAGTAATATGAAAAATCCTGTAGAGGTAAATTTATCAGATATACAAAATAGCTATGGACCTTGTAAGAAGTGCTATTAACTTAATACTTAATTTATAAAACTAATAATAACTAAGGAGTGATTTCATGGCATTTAATTTTATTGAAAATTATTTCATAGCATCAATACCAAACATAGTAGATAATCCTGATATAAGACAACCTCAGCTTGAAGCATACTCTGAAATTCATGAGTATTTCTCATCTGATAATTGTGAAGATAGAAACGCTATAGTTGTACTACCAACCGGTGTTGGTAAAACTGGAGTAATGGGTCTAGCCCCTTTTGGAATTTGCAAGAAACGTACTCTTATAATAACACCAGGTACAACAATACGAGATACTGTAATAGAAAATCTTAGTCCTTTAAATCCTGACAATTTTTGGTATAAAAGAAATGTGTTTAAATCCGGTGTTTTACTACCTAATGTAATAGAATATGATGGTGCGAATACTCATAATGAAGTTCTTAATTCAGCAAATATAGTTATACTAAATATTCATAAACTTCAATCTAGGCTAGATTCTTCTCTTATAAAAAGAGTTGGTAAGGACTTTTTTGATTTTATAATAATAGATGAAGCACATCATTCCGTTGCAACAACTTGGGTAGAATGCATAAACTATTTTAAAGATGCAAAAATACTAAAACTAACCGGAACACCTTTTAGAACAGACAACGAACCTTTAGTCGGTAACTTAATATATAAATATCCTTTAAGCAGAGCAATGTCTCATAACTATGTAAAAAGCTTGAGTAATATTCAGTATACTCCTGATGAACTTAAATTAACCATGGATAATGATCCAACTAAGCTTTACACTATAGATGAAATTTGCACATTAGGATTAAGGGACCAAGATTGGATTAGTAGAAGTATAGCCTTTTCAGAAGAATGTTCAGAATCTATAGTTACATCAAGTATAAGACAATTAAGAGATAAAAAATTAGGTTCATCTATACCTCATAAAATAATTGCAATTGCCTGTAGCATAGATCATGCTAAACAAATTTCTAATCTTTATGAAAAACATGGAATAAAAACTGCAATTGTGCATAGTGATTTATCAAAAGAGGAAAAGGAAATAGCTTTTAAAAATATAGATAATCATAGAGTTGAAGCAGTTATACATGTAGCAATGTTAGGTGAAGGTTATGACCATCCTTACCTTTCTATTGCAGCTATATTTAGACCTTTTAGAAATGAATTGCCATATACGCAATTTATAGGACGTATATTAAGAATTATTCCAGAAGGTACTGCTAAAGATAATGTTGGTATTGTAATATCACATAAGCACTTATATTTAGATAAATTATGGGAAAAATATAAAAAAGAAATACAAGAAAGTGAAATTATCTCTTCACTAAAAGATTATGATGATTTATTAGAACAAACCTTAAATGATCCTGAGAATGCTAATGACCCTACTCATCGTGATCCAGTTGAGTTAGGAGATATAATCCAATCAGAATCACATACTTTACATGTGGAGGATTATCTTACTACTGAATTACTAAAGAAGAGTAGAGAAGAAGATGCAAAAATGCAAGAGCAAATACAAAAGATTAGAGATGCTCTACCTAATATTTCAGAAGAACAAGCTAAACTTTTTATACAACAAACTCAAAGTACATCATCACTTGGAAGACCAGACATACTATATAAATCTAGAAAGAAAAATCTAGATTCAACTATTCGAGAAGAACTAGTACCATCTATTATTGAAAAGTATAATATAGATAAGGATAATGATGATTTAAAAAATTGTGGTTTATTTGTTGAGAAATATTGGTATATACCTAATAAACTAAATAATCCAAATGGTAAAAATGCTGCTATGCTAGCCATTTACTATAATACATTTTTAAGAAATAAAATTGGTTTACCTAGACCAGATTGGACACAATCCGATTATGATATAGCATTTAACTCCTTGGATTCTTTAACAAAACTTATTGAAGGAGTTATTAAAAGATACTATAATAAATAATAGAAAGTGAGGTGGTAATCATGGATATGTTTAATAAAATATATGAGTTATCCTATTTGCCTCTATTAACACCGTACAATTTACTGGATAATTTAAAGCTAGATAACTATACTTCTATTAATTATAAAAAGACTGATAATGGCATACTAGCTGAAATATCCTGCTTAGTAGATAATTGTGCTATGACTTTTTATTATGAATTTGATTCTTCAAATCATTTAAATAAGATATATTATTTTGAAGATAATGATACTAAACTTTTATTTGATAGAGAACAATTATTGGATTTATACAAATCCGACTATACAAATACAAACTATAAAAAAAGTATTTAAAACTAATTCTTAATATCCCTGCTAATAGTTTATACTATATTTAGTAGGGATATAATTTTATATGTACAATTTATTAAGGAGTTAATACAATTGAAAATAGCAATTTATTCACGTAAATCAAAATACAGTGCCACAGGTGACTCTATAGAAAATCAAATTCAAATGTGTAAAGACTTTGCTGAAAGTAAATATAGAAATGAAGAGCTTGAATTTGATGAATATGAAGATGAAGGTTACTCTGGTGGTAATTTAAATAGACCTCAATTTCAAAACTTGATTAATAATATAAATAAATATGATGTGCTTATCTGTTATAGGCTTGATAGGATCTCAAGAAATGTTGCAGATTTTTCAGGCACTCTTTCTTTGCTTCAATCTAATAAATGTAATTTTGTGAGTATTAAAGAACAGTTTGATACAACAAGTCCTATGGGTAGAGCCATGATTTATATAGCTAGTGTATTTGCCCAGCTTGAAAGAGAAACTATTGCAGAACGTATTCGTGATAACATGATGGAACTTGCAAAAATGGGGAGATGGTTAGGTGGAACAATTCCTATGGGTTTTGATAGTGAGCCTATAACCTTTATTGATGAAAACATGAAGGAAAGGTCTATGACAAAGTTAACCCCTAATGTTGAAGAATTAAAGGTTATAGAACTTATATATGAAAAATATATACAGTTGGGTTCAATGGGTAAAGTTGTTACGTATTTGCTACAAAATAATATAAAAACTAAAAAAGGTAAAGATTTTACTCTAGGATCTATAAAGCTAATCCTTACAAACCCTATTTATGTTAAAGCCAACAAGGAAGTTGTTAACCATCTAAAGACTCAAGGAATAACTGTTTGCGGTGATGTTGATGGAAAAAAGGCCCTTCTTACTTATAATAAAACTACTGGAATATCCAATGATGTTGGCACCAAAACAATAGTAAAAGATAAATCTGAATGGATTGCAGCTGTTGCAAATCACAAGGGAATTATACCAGCTGATAAGTGGATCCAGGCACAAAATATAAAAGATAAAAATAAAGACTCCTTTCCTGCTCTCGGAAGAAGTAATACTACTATAGCTTCTAGAGTGTTAAGATGTGATAAGTGTGAATCTACTATGGGAGTTTCTCATGGACATGTCAATCCATCTACTGGTAATAAGCATTATTACTATAACTGTACATTAAAGAAGCGTAGTAAAGGTGTTAGGTGTGATAATAAACCTGCTAAAGCAGCTGAGGTTGATGAAGCAATTCTTATAACTTTAGAGAATATGTTTAAAACTAAAAACTCTATCATAGATAATCTAAAAACTAAAAATAAAGCTCGTAGAATTGAAATGTTATCTTCAAGTAGGGTTGATGTAATTAATAAAATTATTGAAGATAAAACCAAGCAAATTGATAATCTAGTTAATAAGCTATCTTTGGATGAGGACCTCACTGATATATTATTTAAAAAAATTAAGGGCTTAAAGGCTGAAATAAAAGAATTAGAAGATGAACTTCTGACTTTAACATCTGAAAATATAAAATTGAATGAGGATGAAGTAGTTCTGGATTTTACAGAAAAGCTTCTTGAAAAATGTTCTATAATAAGAACTTTAGATATATTAGAACAACAACAAATAGTTGATGCTCTTATACCTCTTGTTACGTGGAATGGAGATACTGAGGTATTAAATATATATCCTCTCGGCTCCCCTGAGCTTGAACTTAAAGAGGCAGAGAGTAAAAAAAAATAG